CATCTGGCTGATTGTATATTTTAAATTCATTTTTTATAGGTTTATTTTTTACATCATCTGATAAAAAATTATTAAATAAACCTGTGCCAGTAACACTACCTTGAGTGTTATCTGGTTTAACATCATCCGATAAAAAAGTATTAAATGCAGACATTATTATAAATTAAAATCATTTGGGTTTAAGCCCATTTTTTTTAATTCATCCCTAGCAAATTGTTTCATTTTTGCTATTGCTTCTTGTTTTTCTTGGTCTGATGCAGTAGATTCAAACTCTAATGCTATATTTTCTCGTAATTCATTTATTAATTGTGCAGGACTATTAAACTGACTACTTCCTGCTCTTCTACTTTTTATATTTATTTTTACATCTTCTTTTAATCCTATGCTTTCTGGATCAAATACTTTGCTTGTTTGTTGATTTACATTACCTTTAACTATAGGTTGATTTTGTTCTTCTACTTTAGGTTTAGTTAAAAACTTTTTATATTCTGCAACACCATATTCTATTCCTCTTTTTTCAAATTCAGATTCTACAAAACGTTCTTGTGCATATGCAAATTCACCTTTATTATATCCATTTTTTACAGCCTCATCATACCCTTCTAATACAAATTTTGCTAGTCCTTCTTTTGGCCCTGTAACATTTAAACTAAATTGTCCCATTTGATTCGTAAAAGTTCTAACGAAAAATCTTTGATAAGCTCTTTCATCAGCTGCATCTGTGTCAAAATTGTAAGGTCTAGTTGACCCACCACTAGATGTTATTTCTCTTAAACCTTGTAATGATCCTGCATCAAATGTAGAAGCCCCCATAGTTTCATCATATGGAATAAGTAATTCAGTTACGGAAGGACCAGAACCACCAGCCATAGTTTTAATTTGATTTGTTACGCCTTCATATTTTTCATTGTAATTTAATGCTCTAGTATTTTTTGCTTGTTCAAAATTAAAGTTTCCAAAATCAATGGTGTTTGTATATTTTTGTAATTTAGCTGCATCAGAATCATTAAGATCCATTATCTGCCTAAAACCATAATCTGTATCTGTAAGTTTATTTGACAGTGCATATAAGGCAGTAGGTCTGTCATATTTTTTGTCTATAAGATTAAATCTTTTTTCTATATTGTTTTCATTTTTTATAAAGTTAGGCTGTATCTCTGTTAGATATCTTTCAGCAACTGCTGAATTTAAATCAGCTAGTGCCGCATCAGCTGCAGCTTTTTTATCTAAACTTTGACCTATAAAACCTTTTATAAAACCTCTAGCAAATGACATTAATTTTCTCCTTGTGTTTCAGGCTTTGACATTAAACCTTTTGTATTGTCCTTTTTAACATCTGACTGGACATCTTTAACAGCCTTTTCAAATCTTTCATTAGCCATTTTAGTTTTAGCAATACTTTGTCTTTGTGAATTATTTGTTATGTCTTGCATTGATATTCTAATATTATCTACATTAGCTTTTACACCTATGCTTAATATCATTTTCATTAATGGTTCAGTAATTATGAATGCAACGTCTGGACTAAACTTACCTTCCATAAAACCACCAAATAATAATACTCTAGCTATAGCTTCTACTGGCACACCTGCATCAAGCATACCTATGGTTTGTTCTAAAAATTGTTCTTGGTGTAATGTTTGCCAAAGAAACTCTGCTACCTCAGCAGGGTCTGTGTATTGTGGTGGGTGTTCCCAAGGATAATTACCTGGAGTATCTGTTAAAGATTGTCCAGGAATTGGCGTATCAAATGGATTGCCAACACCTTCTTTTATTTCGTCCATATATTTCTCCTATACTGTTGCTGATGCTTCTATTCGTTTTTGTATGTATGCTTTTCTAGCATATTGAGTTAATCTGTAATCCCACTCTGCTAATATTGTTTCAGGGTTTGTTGTTATCTGTTTCATAGGATCACTTCTTGCTGAACCTGCAGCATAAGTCCCCATACTAAATTGTGATAAGTTTACTCTTTTTGGTACGAATGCTTCAGAGGCACTGCCATATCCACCACCACCACCTGAAGGTGAGAATAATGCTTTTGATAATGCTGTACCTACAGGTTTTGCTATTGGTTCAGGTAAAAGTTTACTAGCACCAAAAGCAATAGCAGCTGTTGCAGCACCTTTAAATATGTCTTTAATTTTCATTTAGTCTCCTATGGATTTTTACTTGCGTTATATACTTCAAATCCAAATCTACCTATCAATTCATATAGTGAATCTTTAGATGCTTTGTCTTGTAAATCTAAAACTGTAGATCTTTCTAAAGCTGCCATAGCTAGATTATGATTTCTATTAGCAGCATTTTGTGAAGAAGTATTTACCCAAGATGCTTCATCTCTCCATTGTTGCCACATAGATGATAAAGCCCAGTTTGATATGTTTAATAAATTCTGTGCATTAACTTGATTAGCTGCATTTGTAGCTGCAGTATTAGCAGTGTTGATTGCTCTTCTCCAAACAACATTTGATTGATCAATCTCTCTTTGATTAGTAACATTAAATTGCTCTCTTTGATTTGCTAATGTTGCGTTATATTGATTTAGAGTTGCTTCTCGTTTTGCATTAGCCTCATTAACTGCTATTGTATTTTGTGCATTCAATGCATTAATTTTACTTTTCTCTGCCTCTGCAAATTTATTCATTGCATCTAATCTAGCAGCATTTTGATCAGCTATAGTTGTACTTAGCTTATCATAAAATTGATTTACTTGATTCTGGCTAGTAGCATTAAATTGAAATGCAGCATTTGCAGCAGCTTGATCAGATAATAAAAATGTTTGTCTTGTAGTTATATTTTGTAGATTAGCTTGTTGTGCATTTGACAAGTTTGCCAGATCCATTTTAAGATATGCTTGTGCATTTGTAATAGCTGCCTGTTGATTATTAGACAGGTTTTGAAATATCATTTGCTTATAAGTATCTGCATCTGCTTTTGCAATTGGTATAGCAGAGTTCATGATACCTTCAGCTAATGCTTCAGCTGCCATTGAACTAGCACTTAAACCTCTATTAGCCATCGCAGCTTCTGTAGCTTTTGCTGCACCTCTAGCCCATACTGGTAGGGGATTACCAGATGCTAAAGCTGTTGATACTTCATTTTGTAAACTCTGTAATTGACCTTTTACTGTTGCATCAGATGTAATAGTGCCTTGAGCTGCAGTCATAGGTTGAGTAACCGTACCTGTTGCAGCAGTCATTGTAGGAGTTTGTCCAGCCACTGTTGCAGCTGTCATCTGTGCAGCACTTGCAGCAGTTGGGGCTGTTACTTGTGTTCCTGTTAAAGTTCCTGGTGCAGCTATAGTAGGAGCAGCAGCTGTTGTTGGCACTGCAGCAGCAAGTGTCCCTGTTACACCAGCAGTTCCCATCAATTCACCCGATTGTACGTTTTGTAATTGTGGTGATATAGTTGTACCCGTGGGTAAACTAGGTGTTCCTGCTGCTAAACTTTCTATTAGACTAACAGCTTTTGCACTACCTGTCTGCTCTTTTTGAGCAGGTGTGATAGTTCCTTTTTGTAATTGTATTTCGTCTGGTGTCGCCATTATCTCCCCTGTCTATTATATTTTTTAAACATTCGTTTTTCTGATTTATTTTTATTTTTTTTATGAACTCGTGGACGTTTTTTAGGTTTAGGCCTTTCTTCGTATGCCTTAAATTTTTTAGCCATTAGCTATTTTAACACCTTTATACCAAGCTGGTAAACCTATAAAAGGTCTTTTGTCAAATTTATTTTCTTTTGCAGTCTTTGACTTTGCTTTATTATAATGCAAAAATACTTGACCGCAGTCTTTTCCTTTAAATTCTTCTCTCCAATGCTCTAAATCACATCCAGAATAAACTAACATATCACCTGGTTCTAAATCTATTTTAATACCAGCTTGTCCATTTTTACCAGTTGGATCTAAATATATTGGCCATGGATCACCTCCAAGATTTAAAGTTGTAGATATTTCACAAGAATATCTATCTTTATGCCTTGCTAGTATATCCCCTGTTTTATATATTCTAGCATAAGAATATGTTTCACTTAATTTTAAACCTGTTTGTTTTTCCATTACAGGTTTTACTTTTTGTAATAAAGTTTCCATTGCAACATCAGCATAATGTGAGTAAGTGTTTGGAACTTGTTCATCATTCCATATACCAAAATATTCTGTAAATGGTGATATATATCTTTGATCAAATAAAAATCTTGCTACTTTTCTTTTATTGCAAAAATATGTATAAATAAAATTTGCTAATTCTTTTGATATTGCTTTTTTAATTACTGTATATTTATTTTTTTGAAATGACATTTTTAATAATATTTTTCCCTTTTAATTTTTTATTTGACTGTATAAAATTTTTAATATAATCTGGTTTATTTTTTACAGTATTAGTTTCGAGGGTAGTTTGTATTACAGCTTTTTTCATGTTATCATTAGGCTTTGACATTTAAAACACTCTTAGGTATTGCCTGACAATTCCAATGTATAAATCTAAATGGTTTATATCCCATATCTACAATATATTGATGCGGCATATATGAAGGAAAAAACATAGTTCTTCCTGGTTTAACTTTATAATTAATTTGTGTTGATGCATATGTTACTTTTGTTTTATCTTTTTCTGGTAAAAGATTCATAACATTACCTGGTCTTGGATCTTCAAACATAGGTAAAGATGTAGAATCATCTGCTTTTAAAAAATAAAAACCAGAGATGTGACCATTCCAATGTGTATGTAATGTATGATGTCCTCCACCTTTTTTAGCAAACTCTTGCACCCATAGTTCCGTAATATAAACTGTGTAATTTGTTAAATCAAATCCCATTTCACCTAACAAATTATAAGCTGTAGCACCTACATAATTTTGTAATTTTTCAAATTTAGGATCACCTATTAGGCTTGTAGAATGAAACACATGACCCATATCTCCTTTGTTTCCAAATTTTTTATTTCTTTCATCTATTGTTTTTTTTAAATTTTTTTTAGAAATTTTAATATATGGATCAGATGCATTATTTAATTCATTAACAAATCCTGGCTCATCAGCAAACCATATTGGACATCTAAAATAATCTTCTCTAAATAATTTTTTTGGAAATTGTAATTCTTTTTTAATTTTTTTATTTTTCATATTCTCCTTATCTAAATGGAAACCCAAGATTCCATATAACTAAACTATATCTTGAGCCTTTTTTTACTGGGCATACTCTATGCCATACAAATGAAGGGAACACTACTAAACTACCTTTAGGTAATATTTCTTTGCACTTTATAGGTTTTCTAGGTTTATCGGGATCTAAATTTCTAAAATCAAATTCTAATTCACCACCTTTATAATCTTTTGGATCGGATAAAGTAACGGTCACAGATAACTTTCTAATCTTACCATGATCTGGAGCATTTGGGTTATCTCTTGTATATGGTCTATCCCAGCTATCGCAATGCCAATCATAAAATTGACCTTTTTCATATTTTGTAAATTGACAAGACTCACTATAGTCCCAATCAAAATTCCAACCCGCACTTGCATTAGCTCGATGTATATAGGGTTGTATTTCTTTGTATATCCATCTATCATTCATCCAAACAATATTTGAATTTCTTTTCTTTTTTAAATCTTTAATTTGATTTTTATTTAATGGCCTATTACCATAACCTCCAGTAACTGCCATTTGATCAGAAATAGATTTACCATATTTTACTATTTCATCACATATTCTCTCTGGTATTGCACTTTGGAAATACCAATAATAATTTGTTAAATTCATATCCCTTATATTATACTATTATTATTTTAAATTGTCAAGGGGTATTAATTTTATGTTACAACTAACGTGCCAGAAACTGTAAATTTAGCTATTTTATCTCCACCAGGATGAGTTGATGTAGTGTTAGTACAAGGTGTTACTGTAAATGTCCTAGCACTTGGTCCTCTAACAATAAATATTCCAGAGCCACCATTACCACCATTTTGTTTATTTCCAGATCCATATCCATCTCCACCAGTTCCACCACCACCACCACCAGTATTGGCAGTACCACTACCTCCGTTACCAGAATTAGCAACTCCATCACCACCGCCACCTGCACCTCCAGATCCAGCACCACTTGGGTTATTGTGTCTTCCACCACCTCCTCCACCAGCATAGCTAGTGTCAGGTCCTAAAATTGTATTTGGAGCACCTGCTCCTCCAGCTCCACCTGAAGTGGATGTTGCATCACCTCCAGCAGCAGTAGCACCTCCACCGCCACCTCCACCGTATCCTGGACCAACACCACTACGATTTCCACCATCATTTCCTTGAGGCGGATCTGTTGGAGGTACATTTCCAAGACTACCTTCACAACTTGGATTACCTCCACCTGAACCAGAACCTCCATCTCGATCATCGGCAGGTGATGCATTAGCTCCACCACCACCTTCAGCAGAAAATGTTTCTACATAAGCACTTGAGTAAGAAGTGTTAGTTCCTTTATTACCTGGAGTTGAAGCTGCAGGTAAACATGCACCTACTCCACCTGCTCCACCTGCACCAACTGTTATAGTGTGAGTATAACCAGCTTTAAAAAAATTTTGATCGCCCTGTAAAGGTGATGGTCCATATCCAGATGCTCTATATCCACCAGCTCCACCACCAGGTAAAGCTCCTCCACCATTTGTTCCGCCACCACCGCCACCACCTGCGACTAACAAATAATCTAACATAAAACCTTTTGTTGTCCAAGTGTTTTGTTGGCGTGCAGCTAATTGATTTTTTAAATTCCATACACCACTTGCTTTGTTTAATTCTTTTACGATGACTATTCCAGAGCCACCATTTGCACCTGTTGATGAAGTGCTTGGTGGACTTGGTGTATAAGTTGAACCTCCACCTCCACCTGTGTTAGTTGTTCCTGCAGTTGCAGATGTTCCTGTAGAACCTGCACCTCCACCGCCAGAACCACCTGATCCTGCTCCACATTGTCCTCCACCACCCCCACCACCAGCATATGTTCCAGATGATGGTAAAGATACTCCTGGATATAATGGTGAAACATCTGTTCCTGCCCCACCAGCTCCACCTGTTTTTGGTCCTTGATTTGCGTCACCTCCAGCTGCAGAGTGGCCTCCACCACCTCCAGCTGATGCATCTGGTCCTGGGCTATTTGGTGCTCCATCACCTCCAGGATTACCTTCAGGTGGACTAAATCCTCCTGCATTACCTGTTCCTCCAGGATTACCTACAGGTGCTCTTCCACCTTCGCCTCCACCTGAACCTCCTGGATTACCTGATACACCGCCACCATATTTTGCACCACCACCTCCTCCAGAGGCTGAGACTGTTGTACATCCTACAATAGAAGATGCATTACCATCACCCCCAGTGTTGTTAGGTTGACCTGATCCTCCAGCACCAATGGTTATTGGTATTTGACCATTTGCATTTAATTCTACGTTTCTTAAACCTCCAGCTCCACCGCCACCACTAGCTGTACAACTTCCTGCTGAACCACCTCCAGCTCCACCACCAGCTACGATAGTAGCTGAAATAATTTTAGTTCCTGATTGAAGACATAAATTTCCTGATGATGTTTTAGATGTGACAACACACTTCCCAAAAGAAGTTAAGTTTCTTTTACCAATTAGTCCGCCATTAGATCTAGGCATTTATTAGTCTCCTATTAAGATGTCCAAGTTGATCCGTTCCAATCGTAAACTGTAGGTGTCTCTGCTGTGTCGTTAGATTTAATTCCTTCCCAACCTTTATTATTATCTGCATCATATTTACTTTCATTCCATGAAATACGATAATACCATGAAGGTGCTTCTTGACCATCATCAGTAACTGATGGAAAAGCATTTGGTGCTTGCCAATCATCATTACCATCTAGAGACCAAGATTGATAAGGTTGTGGTATAATAAATTTATTTTTGGATGCATCATATCTATAACCAATACCTGCGTATTGTTTTCTAAAATTATGATTATAAGATGTTTGCTTCCAAGTGCCGCCTCCAAAAAAATTAACACACCATGTTTCACCATCAACGTGTTCATCTGAGGGCACACAATCATTACCTACAACTACAACTCTTTTTACAATCAAATGTGTATCTGATGTAAAACCAGTTGGGTCAGTTTTTGATTCTAGCTCTGCAAAATGTGCCATATTTATTTTCTCCTTAAAGTTTATTTAAATTTTATCCAAGTCCTATTGTTAGTGTTCCAGATGCTGTAAATTTAGCTATCTTATCACCCCCAGGATGTGTTGATCCACAGAATGCTGCACAAGGAGTACCTGATACAGTAAAATCACTAGGCACTCTTACAACAACTATTCCTGATCCACCACTTGAACCACCAGCAGGAGGACTATCATAAGAACCTCCAGCTCCACCACCAGTGTTAGCTGTTCCAGCTTGTGGTGCTGTACATGCTGGTGTCTGGGGACCTCTTCCACCTTGTCCACCACCACCTGCTCCACCACTCGGTGCATTAGTATTATTATTTCCACCACCACCTCCACCAGCATATGAAACATCTGATCCTGTGATTTGATTTGGTGCTCCAGCACCTCCATTACCACCAGCTCCACCACCTGTAGATCCATTACCACCTGCAGCAGTTGCACCCCCACCACCACCTGATGCAGAACCTCCAGAAGCGTGTCCTCCAGTTCCACCAGCATTACCTTGTGGTGGGTCTACAGGAGGTGTATTACCTGCACCTCCAGGTTCAGTTGAAAATCTGTCTGGTGGCCAACCTGATCCACCTCCACCACCAGAACCTCCAGTTCCTGACGGACCTGGATGACCACCACCTGCTGATGTAATAGTGCTAAATACTGAATTACTTCCTTGATTTCCTCTACATACAGGAGTACCAGATGCTCCACCTGCTCCACCAGCACCAACTGTTATTGAATAATCTCCTATAGTTAAATTAGTTAATGATGATGCTTGAAGGGGACTTGGTCCATAACCAGAAGCTCTGTATCCACCAGCTCCACCACCACCCGATGCATATCCGCAAGCACTTGATCCACTACCACCACCTCCAGCTACTACTAAATAATCTAATTTTGTTACTGCTGAAGGTCTAGCTATCCAGTTACTATCTTTAACTAAATCATAAACTTCATTTAATGTCCATCTACCTGAAGCACATTTTGGAATTGTTTCTTTTATTACTACTATTCCTGAACCACCAGATGCACCTCCTCCTACGCTTCCGCCACTTGCACGAGAACCACCGCCAGCGCCACCACCAGTATTTGCTGAACCTGCTGTTCCAGCGCCACCACTAGCTGGTCCACTAGCTCCACCACCACCAGATCCTCCTGCTATAGGAAAATTAGGAACATTTCCATCTGTTTGCTCTCCACCACCTGCACCACCACCAGCATAGGTTACACAACTACCTGTAATATCATTTGTCGCACCATCTCCACCATGATTTTGTCCATCAGTATTTCCAGCTTCACCTGCTCCGCCACCACCACCAGCCATTCTATTTGTGTCAGAAGTGGGTCTTGATGAAGAAGCACCTCCATCATTTCCTTGTGATGGACTTGTAGGAGGTGTATTACCCGAACCTCCAGCATAAACTCCTGGAGTAGCACCACCATGAGCACCAGCACCTCCACCAGATCCACCATCGGCTCCAGCAACTTGCTCTACTGAACCACCACCACCTCCGTTAGATGTCATTACAGAGGCTATTGTTGAATCACTTCCTGAAGATGCTGTACTAGCACCACCAGGTGATGCTCCGCCTGCACCTACTGTAATTGCTACGCTTGAATTAGGCATGGTAACACATGTAGCAGTTCTATAACCACCAGCACCACCACCACCTCCCATAGCTCTACCTGATCCACCACCACCAGCAACTACTAATACTTCAGGCACGGTTGAAGTACAATTGTGTTTCTTAAAAGTTCCTGATTCTGTAAATGATGTGACTTTAGTAGATGATGAACATACTACTTTTACAGGTCCTATGAGTCCGCCATTAGCCATGAATTATGTTGCCTCCTATAATTCTACCTATTACGCATCATCTAATAATTCGTAAGAAACAAAATAAGTTAAATCATTTGCAGCTGAAGCTGTAAAATATAACAAGTCTGTTTCATCTAAATAAATAGGATTCTCTAGAAAACTTAAAGTAGCATCTGCTGGCACTGATATTGTATTAGCAAGTTTGACATAGTTAGATCCATTGTCAACACTAACTTCAATTGTAATATCAGCAGCATTTGTACCATCTACATTTGCAACAAGAATTGTATTTATTTTAGCAACTTTATCTGCTGGAACATCAACTGCTTCTGTTCTAGATGTGCCATCTAATAAAGCAGTTGCGTTTTTAGCATTAATAGTTGCTACATTTACGATGTTTGGTGTAGCCATATTATCTCCTCTTTAATTTTAACCAAATACAATTGCCATTGCAATTGCTTTTCCTACTGATGCAAAATTTGCATTAGCATTAATATATGTTGTTAATCTTGAAGCAGCAACTTTTCTATTAGTGCCTCCTGCTCCATTATCTACTATAAATAAATCTGCGTCTACAATAGCTTCCCCTATATCTGTACCACCATCTATATCTAAATTAGCTATAGAAAAAGCACCACTTGCAGCACCAACAAGAGTTTTAAAATCAGATGCAGGAATAGTTTTCATAGTTCCACCATCATTAACTACAACTCCATCAGAGTCAGCTATAGTAATAGTGCTACCAACTGAAGTGTTACCATCTAGTAAATTTAATTCAGATGCTGTAGAAGTCACACCATCTAATATATTTAATTCTGCAGTTGTAGATGTTACTCCATCTAATATATTTAATTCTGCGGTTGTTGAGGTAACACCATCTAATATATTTAATTCTGTAGCTGTTGAAGTTACAGCCACATCTTCATTTATTTTTGGTGAAGTTAATGTTTTATTTGTAAAAGTTTGT